TTTCACGCAGACCTGGTGAGGCACTCATCTACGTAGCCTTAGGTACGTGTCTGGCTGGCCTTCTTCGTCTGAGAAGACACCATCATCATCAATGTCATAGTGAACACCTTCACGGATACTCAGATCCATTTCGTGTTCAAAGCGTCCTTGGTAATACTTCATCATTTCACCAAAGCGGTCTGAATCAGGTTCAAATTTTGTTAGTTTAGGACAGATATGATAAGCCAAGGCGTGATAAACAGTAGCCTTTGTCCATTGCGTAGGATCTAATTTTGTGGAGTCTAGTTTTACAAAGTCACCGCGGATGGTGATGTCTATGCGTAGTTGTTTTTGATAAGAGGGCCACCAACGAACTGCTAAAACTCTGTTAACTTCAACTTCTGATTGTGCAAGTTGTGTGTCAAAATCCAGTTGTCCGTACTCAAGTATAGTAGGTTCAACGACTAATAGGTCGTCAACGGTTGCGTATGTCATAAGGTCCTTCCTTTATCAAAACAGGCAAATCCTATTTGCCGTGTAATGTTATTTAGCATAAAAACAAACAGGGACCGAAGTCCCTGTGTGCTTAATAACGACTCTGCCGCTCTCGAAACAGAATCTATTTAACCGTCGGTTGCTGATCCAACGATTTTAACAGCGTGACTGTTCTGGAGGATTGCTTGTCCAGTTACAGCACTCATCATAACGTCAGTTGCTCGTGCGCTGGCTTGTCTTTGGTCTTCCATGACAATTCCACCACGCATAGCATGACCTAAAGCAGTTGGTGAAAATACTGCACCAACCATGTTTAGTTCTGTGTCGCTATCAGTGTCCAAGTCTGACTTAACCAAACTTGACTCATAGATTGAGCAACCGCCCAACATGCCAATGAAACCACGCTCAAGAACTGATGCGCCGTAGCCATTTGCTGTAGCAACTGTACCACCTGCGTTGTACAATGCTTTCTTGAGTTGCAATGCCTGACGAGGACCAATAACAGCACTAATAGGGCCTGTTACTTTTGCCGCTCTAAGTGTTGCAATTGCTTCCATGATCACATCAACAGTGATTGCACTATCTTCTGTACCAACACTTGCTGTGATACTGTTGAAAAGTGCAAACACGTCAGTGTCCATCTTCTCACCAATAGCACGACCTGCTTGTGCGCCCAAGTCAGCGATAACGTCACGCTGTGCTGAGTCACGTAATAGGTCTGTGATTTGGAAGTATGTACCAATTTCAGCCATTGTGATTGATACTGATGTTGTGTTTGTGTCTGCGGCACTTGGTGCTGTACCTTCTGTTAGTGCTGTTGCTGCCACTGATGCGTACACAGGAACTTGTAATACTTTTCCTGCGTTTGCTGGTGCGTCAAATGTTGTGAGCAATTGACGAGCAATGCTGTTTTCGTACATTGCAAATTGTGCTTCTGTCAACAGGTTTGTAAATAGTTCACTGTTGATGGTTGTGTTGTTAGCCATTTTTAGAATCTCCTAGTAAGTAATTGGCTATGCTTAACGACGATTTCTTTTGTTGCGCCATTCAGCATATTGTTTTCTGTGCTCAGGATTGCTCATATCCAATTTGGACACGTCAGGTGCCTCAGCACTGCTGGTTTGGATGCTGTTACGGCTGGCTGTGGTGCTAGGTCCTGCACTAACAAAATGTGGATTGGTATCCAAAAATGTTCGCACAAGGTCATCAACACGCATGGGATCTCCGTTGTCAGTGTATCTCACTGACCCTGACTCATCAACCACTTCTACATCACCTGACTCTGCGAGTCTAACATTGTTCCTCAACAGGCTTTTGACCTGGTCTGGAGCAACTGCTTTGTATCGTGCGGCCGCTTCTGTTAGGGGAGTTTCTATGCGATATTGTGCTATCACACCATCACGCTTGGCTATTTCTGCATCCTTGCGTGAGGCTAAGTCTTTTATGATTTCGTCGTATTCACCACGTGACTTCTGTTCTTCTACACGACGCAGTTCAAGTTCTGACTTGTAGTTGCGTAATTCGTCTAGATCGCCTAGATCCTGATAAGGTTTTAGGGCACGTCGTTCAGCGGCTGCTCTGGTTTTTGCCATTGCATCGTCGAATTCTTTTTGACTGTAGTTCCTCTGGTCCTGACTTTCTTCTACTGAAGATTCTAAGGCGTCAGTTGCCTGTGTTTCTGTTGCCAATGTTTCTTGCTCCATTGTTAAGCATACCTCCTAGTTAATGAGTTGAGTTTCTCTTTTGTTTATTTAGCCAAATGTTACTTTCTTGGCTTCATTTGAGTCTTTTTCTTCTTCTTTTTGTGATATGGCATGGTTTTCTCCTTGGTTACCATTTTACTTATCTACTCCTTTTGCGCACAGCCATTCTGGTAACTGTGCCCCGTTTGCGTAGTTGCTTTTGTGCGACTCGCATGCCTGAATTGAAACTGGCACTGCTCCGGGTTAGGGTACGTCCACCTGCTCTAACATAACGTGCACCTGCTTTGTGTCCTGCACACCCTGGTCCTTTGCATTCTTTACCATAGTACTTTGCCATTATGCGAATCCTTTGACAACCAGACTCAACAACAACACAATGGTTGTTCCTGCAGTACCAATCATGATGGTTTCTAATCGTTTGATCCTGCTGACTGTGTGTTGCCATCTCTCTGCACAAACTGCTTCATGTGTGTCAAATTGGGCCTTGAGTTCTTTACTCATCATGTGTGTATCCTTGTGCAGTTAGACTCAGATGTTGAGCCTGTGTGGTTACCGTGACTGTTAGTGTCCCATCTGGGCTGGTCATGGTGTGTGTTTCAAATTGTGGTGTGGGGTCTGTGTACTCATAGTCTTCCACGTCCAACAACTGTGCAATCTGAGTGTCTATCACTGTGTACAGAGCAGGATCGCTCACTGTGTTCTTGGCAAGTTCCAACTGCTTGAGTTCACGTTCAGTGTCTCTAACATTGAAACTGTTTGGGTAGTCTATGGTGCCGTTGAACACTGAGTTCTCATACTGTGCCCACAGGCTCCAGATGTTTTCTTCACACAGTTCCAGGTTGTCTGCTTTGTCTGACAGTCTGGCACTGAGCATTTGAAACTCTGTCTCCATTGCTATGCCACTCAATTGGCTTACCTGCTGTGCTCTGGCACTGCCTAGGTTTGCCATGCGATCAATAGCACTTACCTGTTGTTCAATGCTTTGGTGTATGCTGTTGATGCTGTTGCCTGATGGTTCCAACAAGTATGGCTTCAAGCCTGGATCCATGTTGTCTTCCATCAACACAATTGATCCTGCACCTGCAATGGCTTCTGTGCCTACTGTTTTAACCAGACTAGGGTGTGTGCCTAGCCTAATACCTTCTTCAATGTTTGAATTGAAGTTGTAGATTGCACGTTGTGCTGTGGCAACATCTTCTATGTCACTGATACCAAATCCACGTTGCATACCACGCTGTGAATACAACACCACAACAGGAACACGTCCGAATGTGTTTGGTTGCACAGTCTCTTCTTTTGCCATCTGCTGTGTGAAGTCTACCTGATACGTGCGGATCCGTTCATCAGTCCATTCACGCACTGTGCTGGTCCTACCATCATCATTGTCTTCCACGATCTTCATGTAGTTGATGTAACTGACACCATTCTCAGTTCGCAGCCAATTCCAATCTACCACATTCATGGGTGAGATCAGGCTAACATATGGTCGAACACTCTGTCCTAGTTCTTCTGCTCTGGTTCGAGCATTGGTCTGAGGCTTGCTTACCATTATAAACGCATGTCCAAACACACTGCTGAGTGTGCTGGCATCCTTCATGAAGTTGTTGAAACTTCTACCTTCCAAATCAGAGTCTCTCATGAAACTTTCTAAATTGGGGTTGTTCTCAATACTGCCCAGTTCTCTTGTGGGTTTTTCTTTGAACAGGAAACTGTTGTATATCTGTATGCACCCTCGGCAGTGGTTGTCTACTGGTGTGTTGTCTTGTCTGATCAAATAATCATTGTCGCTTTCAGTTGCATAGCGAGTTAGATAACTACCACGTTTATAGTCTTCGCCACCCAAGTAACTATCAAGGAGGAACTTCCATCTTAATTTGTTCTTTTCGTAAAGAGGGTGTGCCCTCATTACTGCTGCATAATCTTCAGTCATAATAGTCCTTGTGTCTTAGTTATTTATAAGTTTCTTGGTGCGTGTGTTTCATAGCATTTGTCTTCTATTACGGTTGGGCGTGTGACTCTGATGTCTCCACACGCCAGGGTCAGGTCGCCTATCTTCGTATTCTTTCTTGATAGGACGTAGGTATTGTACGCCGTATCCAATTGCGTCATTCAGGTGATCCCAACCCCCATCTTTGTCTGGTACCTGAGTACCTTCTTTATATACTTGCTTCTCTAGTCCTTCAACAGTTCTGCGACATTTGGGGTCAACCCAAAGACTAACAGTTCCGTCAGCACTGAGGAGGCTTGCATTGACTGCATTGATACGATCTCTTACCTGTGGATGACTACGATGATAAAACACTCTGAATCCTGCGTTCTCAAGTATATTGATATCCGTACGTCCGCCGGCACTGGTTCGACGTTGGACACCAGCGGGATCAGGATATACCTTAACTGACTTGGCGGGATATCTCGTGTGTATCTCACTTACCAATTCATCTGTGTTTGAACCATAGATAACAATCTCATCTATAACGTGTATACCATCTCTAACGGGTACGGCTACACAAGCACTGATTGGATTTACGTTAAAATCGCAAAATATTAAAACTTCTCTGGGAATCTCACCCGCAAAAGTTTTAAGATTTTGTGTTCTACTGAAGTTGTAGTATATACGTCCGGCATATGTTTCAAAGGTGGCTTCATACTCTTGTCTAAACTGACGGCTGCTGAGGTCACGTCGTGCTGATTCTATTTCTTCTTCGCTAACACGCCCGCCTTCAATTGTTTTGAAACTCCAACTTTTCCAATTGTCTGGATCTGCTTCTTGTCTATTGAACAGGTCAAATGCCCAGTTCTGCACACCTTGAGGTGTTGATATAAACATGGCACTGCCATTTCTGTCTG